TATTAAGAATTACTTCTTTATCAAAATATCGAGTATAAAGATTGTTTATTTTCTGTCGTATAAGACTGCACCAATCATTTTCAGTTGACATAGCCTTATAGCCTTTATACTCCACATCAGACCAACAATCAAACACTTTACCAACATCTGTGTTTAACAAATCTTTTCTAACGGTGTAATGAATTGTTTTTGTAAACACTTTCCTCTTATTATCACTTTGCCAAATTATGCGACAGAAAGAATTAAAAATATTATCTTTATTTTCACAAGATTTATAATCTTCAATTATTTCATACAAATACTGCTCTATAATACATCAACCTCCTTAAACTCATAAAACTTTCCAAGATACCCATATGAGTTATTTGTTTGATAGGGGACTTCAGTTATAGAGATGTTTCTTTGTGGGTTTGAATTTGCTTTTAAATTTTTGATTATATAATCTCCATAAGCCGACCAAGCAAGCGACTTGCTGATAGAAAAGTTACCATAAGATGCTTTTATTACATAATTAGCTACCAATTCTTCTCTTAAACTTATATCTCGTTTTAAATTTTGTTTATATTTTTCTACAAGTTTCTCCATTGCGAATTTATAGTCTCCGCTATTAGATTTGTCCTTGTCCTTATTCATATTAAGATGTTTTCTTAATTCGTCAGCGTATGAATTTACATATCTACGTGCAATTTTTAGGGCGTTTTTGTTGTTTAAGTCTAAATCGTTATTTATAATAAGACATCTTGTATCAATTAAATCTTGCAACTGGTTGTCCCATAATATATTTTTCTTTTCCCAAGCGCAAACGTAGTCACACAACTCGTTCATGGGAGAAGGGGAGTGATATGCGTTTAATTTGATTTTATCTTGAGGGTTTTCGATATACTTATTTTTTTCTTTTAATTTGATATAGGTTTTCATCTTTTTTGGATAATTAAACAACAAAAAGTAAGGCAGTTGATTTAGATGTTTTCTTAATCCCTTTGTCATTTGCCATCGAGTGCCGGTCTTGATAAAGTCGATTTCATGTCCTTGGTACACACGTAGTAGGGAAGAATAATTGTCATATAAGGCTTTAATATCTTCGTTTGTAGTGTACCTATTTTCAATACTGGTTGCCGAATTTGTAATCTCGCCTATACGATTATCTCTGGTCATAACCTCATACTCAATAATATTTTCTTTTGTGTAGGGTTTTGCTTTTGCAGTTGTTTTGTCATCTATGTCAATAATTATTTTCTTATCGATTTTAGAATCAATAATTATTGGCTCATTACAGAGTAAAAATATATCTCCGTCAAAATCTGCACCGCCTTGTTGTGGAGCTGACACATCGTACATATTAAACATAACAACATCTTGGTCTTTAAAATGTTTAAACCATTTATTTGAGATGTCATTACGCACAATCCGTATCTTATTCACTTCCGAAGGATCAACAAGTGGAGAGCGAAAAGAAATAATATCACCAGACTCAAAATTGGCACTATACAACTCTCTTTCATTTAAACATCCAACAGGATCTTCACCAACCGCATATTGTAAATAACCAATCATATCCCCAACGCCAGTATGATAAAAGCCTGAACAATATATTTTTCCAACTTTAGCTTCGTCAATTGACTTTTTCAGTTTACGATATATAAACTGCTTAACGGCAGGGTCTTTTAACATTACATCGTTGACAAGTGCAGCTTCAAGATATTTGCTTTCAGGCTCATAACTTTCGGTGTCTAATATACCCATGAATTTGTATGTATAGAACTTATCACCTTTGATTATTTTTTCAAAAAGTGAAGTGGTATACTTAGCTAACGAAATTATTTTACCATTATTTTTGTTATTAAGAATATCATAATCTCCAACGATTTGATTTTCGCAATAATCAATATATTTAGGATTCCACAAATCTAAACACTGTAAATATTGAAAATTCATACGGGTATACTTATTAAGGTTTTTTATATGATGACTGTATTTGCTTATTCCAAGTTTAAAGTTATACTTACGAAGTGTATTCATATATTCTATCCAAGCATCGTTGCCATATTTTTCTTTGAAGATTTTATGTCCTTTAAACATAGACGTATTCCAAATACAATCAATTGTATCAATACGATGCTTATGTCCATATATATCGGTTATGTATTCATATCCCCATTCTTTAAGGATTTCTCGGAATGGTACATAAACAGAATACCCCTTAACAAACGGAAGCCTTATCTGGCTGCCTATAGCATTGTAATCTAGTCCAAGCTGGGCGCTGGTAATTTCCATAAACTCTTTTTCGTGACATCCACAACCATCAAATGGTATAAGTTTTAAATCTTTATAACCCTCTTCAATTTCCCTTGAATTATATTTTTTTGTTTTACCTGTTTCCTTGTCGACAAACTCACGTTCCCTTTCAACAACATATTTTATTAGCTGATTTCGTAGTGTTTTTTCATATTCTCCTATAATAACAATGTTAGGCATATAATCCTGAATGAGTGTACAGGAACTAAATACAAGACATCTTTGTGCTTCATATTTTGATATTACACACTCTTCAATCTCAATATCCATTTGTGTAACCATATATAACTCGTCAAAGATATCATCACATACAAATGCGGTAATCCCGTCTTTCCCTTGAGAGGCAGATTTTCCAAAACGCTTATAATGCACGCCATTATATACAAAACCTTTATCTAAAATATAACTTAAATCCTTTTCCTGCCTTGGATTCTTCTTTGCAACCACTAGGATTATTTCATTTATGTGAGTTGAAAATTCCCCACGAAGTCTTTCTATTTGGTCAAATAAAGGGGAAGATCCTTGTTTTATCAAATATTCATTGTTTATTTCCTGCTCTTGAGTTAAGTTTACTTCATAATTCTGAGATATAAGTTCTTTAATAGGAATCTTTACAAGTGTATATTGTGTTGCTTCTATGTCAATTTCCTCCTTTGCCATCATTCTTGCTCTTTTTATCTCTAATAATCGAATTTTTCCTACACATTTCATCAAAACGCCAGTCTGAAATGATACGAGAAGCGATAATGGAACCGGCGGTATTGTCTTTACCTCTATAATCTGTTTCAAAATCCGATAAATATATCCTGCCTCCAAATCTTGAAGGGTCATTTATGTAATCTCCATTTTGCATTATTTATTTAAAGTCTCCTTTTGTTATTTATAAAGTGGGTGATTCTAATATATTATTCTCTGTTTGTTTGAGAAGCTTTGTTAAAATTTTCAACTCCATACGCCTCTAACATTTTATCTAAAGCCCATTTAATTTCTCGTTGATATCCATTTTCATTCAAAACATATATGTTAGGAACATTTTTAGGCGGATGTGATTTTGTGGCAGGAATACTGCCAATATTTTTTCTTATAAGTAAAGCAGGATGATTTTCATCAGAAACAAGATAATCAAGAGTTTGATTTATAGTTTCTTTAGACATTGATATTTCTTTTGCCATAGATTCAAGGCTTTTAAAGAAAGCTTCAGGATTATCTTTTGCATTCTCGTACTCGGTGCCGTCATCTTTTTTGCTACGACAACCAATATAGGAATTGATATAAAGGAATGCCAATAATATATTCTCTTTGTTTAAAGAACTGTCAGCCATCATTATTGTGTTTAGTTGAGATGTAGTTATCATTGTAAACTTTTCAGCACAATCAAAGTTTTCAGGGATGATTTCAATTTCAATGCCAGTATCATAAGAAAGAGAATCTAAATCTTGCGATACTTTAATCATTTTATTATTAATCATATATTCCAGTACATCTAAAATTTCATATACCGCTTTAGGTTTATGTTTATTTGTCTTATATCCGTAAAAGTTTAATATCTTACGAATAGTTATCCAACTGTAGTTTTCATAAGAACGGTACTTGTCGATTAAGATATAAATGATGTAAAATTTCCTACTCACGCCATAATCTTTCTTGATATTGCATCGTATATACTCATTAGGAAATCTTGTAAAATATTCTTTTGTTATGTATTTTGTAATAAAAATTCCTCCCTTTATAAATTCACCTGCGTACGGCAAACGAGGTTTTACCCTCACTTAATTTTTAAATCTGAGAATTTTGACGAGGTTCAGACCTCGTTTACGGAACTGAAATAATATAGACACCTATATAATAAAACAGACATATTCATTCGCAGATAAATCTGCTCATTCAGTTTCGCTTCGCTCACCTTAAAATCTTCTTGTTAAAATTTTGCTCTCAAGATATTATTCTCTTTTTAATCTTATATCTGTTTTAAAATTTTTGTCTATCATTTTTTTGAGTGGGGGGGTAGTTATATAGTCATAAGTTTGCTTTAGATGTAAAATATACCCCTACATCATATATTCTCTGTTGGTTTGATATAAGGGTTAAGTTTCTGCTTTGAATTGTAATGATCACTAAAATGTGATGAGATAAAAATATATTGTGAAATAATTTTGCACATATGGAAATAACAGACTTCGATGATTAAATATATTTTAGATATAAAAGTGTGATTATTACTAAGATTTTAAGGAATTGTGTGAGATTTCTGTTTTGAGAAGACTAAGATATTTAATATAAATTGACTGTTTTCGTAAAAGATACTGATTTTTCTGAGATTTTTAAAAGATTTGATAAATTAAATTAATTTTTGAGTATAAAAAAAGAGCCTTAAATGGCTTTGTTGTGAGGTTTTATCGAAGTTGATATCGAATGAATTTGATGGATTTTAGGTAAAAGAAAAAGAGTATCGAATTTGATACTCTTATTTTTGTGTATTGAGTTTTGAAATGGGAGTCTACGTGTGGATGGAACAGATAGGCTCAAAATGGCTCTGTTATGCGGTTTCTAAAATGTAAACCCAGCCGGGATATTAAAAAAAACATACCATAATATTATTACTATTATAGTATGTTTTATCTGTATAAGTTTTTAACTTGCTTTTTTAGTTTTGCATCTGCTGAAATTCTGAACGGTTACGGGTTCGTAAAAATAGACTTGAATTTTATATACTTAAAATTTTAACTATAAACAATAGGTATAAAATATCCTATAAATTATACCTATAAAAATATCCTAAATTTTATAACATAACTATCCTTCATCAGTTCAAAACATAAAGCCGGGAACGGTTTACAATTCCATATCTTTTTTTATTAAATCTAATACATATGAATTAATACTTGTAAATCCTTTTTTGCTTGCGTGCAGCTTTATCTTGTCATATAAATCATTGTATACAGTGCAGGCTATCTTTTTTCTTTTTTCATTGTACTTTTTTTGTGCGGTTGCATTGTATGTACTTTTCTTTTCTTCCATTCTTCAGACCTCAAACAATAAAAACTTTAAAATATTTTATCATATTTTTTTAAAAAAGTCAAACATCATTCCTATATACAATATGTAGTGTTTAATATGTTTTAATGTGCTATAAAACGCAATATATTGTTAGTAAATATGCACAAAATAGTGTACTCTATTTTTGTTATTTTGCCTATTGAAATAGTGTACTCTATTTGCTATAATAGTAAGTGTCAAGGGTAGTTAATACAAATTACTTTGCAGCGACCTGAGACCCAAACTAAAAAAAGGACGGTACAAAAAATGAATACTATCGAATTAAAAAACACTTTAAAAAACATAGCATCTAATCAGACCAAATACGATGCAGCAACAACCGACAGTATTATTAATGTAATAATCAATTACTATAATATTACAGATACAAGCTATGATGCAGACGATGCAATTAAAACCTTTAAAGGCTTTATAAATAAAGGTGATTTAATTTTTAGCAAGGAGGCATAAAACATCATGACATACAATTATAACAATGTTTTAAAATGTATTGAAACTGTAAAGGCACTAAACACAACGGCATCCAAAAAAGCAGATCATCAATATTTATGGTATCAGGTTAAAAAAGCGTTTGATTTCTGTTATGATATGACATCTTGTATATTATTCGATTATGAGTTTAGCAGCGAAGCATATAACTACTTTAAAGCCGTAAATGATAACTTTAAAGGCATCAGCAAAAAAGAACTTGATGCAATGCTGAAGCAATCTATAAATTATTTAAAATGGGAGCTTAAGTGCCTGCATAATGAGATTATAAAAGGCGAATTACAGAGTGATTACAACGATTATATTAATTAATACAGAGGGCATAACAGAGGGCAGAAACACTATAAAACAGTAATTCTATGAAATATTTGGAGGTATTAAAAATGAAAATGACAAGAAAAGAAATACAGAACGGTTACAAAAAAATATATTGTATTGGTTATTGTGAATTACAATGTCTTTTAAGAAGGTCAAACAAAGTCGGTTATAATAGCGGTGTTTATGGTTGGAATTACGATGTATTTTCACTTGACAACGGCAATATAGCAATTTGCACAGGTTACAGAAGCATGCCGGGAATTAGAATTGATTATAGAATAACTGAAAAATACGAAGCAAAAGCAGAAGCACTTTTTAAAGATTATTCTATCAAATACGAAGAACAACAAAAGAAGCTTGAAAAACTTGTTGAAAAGTTTATTGAAGAAATACAGAAATAAAAAGCGGAGGGAATAACTATGTTAAAAACAAATAGCAAAAAAGCAATAGAAAATATTAAAAATTACATAATCAACAACTTTGACTTCTGTAATTATGATGACGGCACAACAGAAGAGCCAAAAACATTTGAAGCAATAGCAAAATTTATTTATAATTGTTTTCTTACTGAAAAGCGATATAATGACGGCTACAAAAATTACTCAGAACAAGAAATATTTTTTGATTGGTGTAGCGGTTTACCTTCTGTAATTGATACATGTTATTTTTACAACAGAAGTGCGGTTAATGATTTAGCGGTTATATTAGAAGAAACAGAAGCAGAAAAAAGCAAATATTCAGAAGCGGATGCAGAAAAACTTTTGACAAATTTAATTTATAGAGAATTAAAAAAGGCGGTGCAATAATGCTAACTATAACAACAGAAAAACAGACTATATATATCAATATAGACTTGTTAAAAAGTCGCTTTAAAAGTGCAGTTATAACCATTTTAAAAATATTAACTTTTCTATGTGCTTTTTGCGGTGTTATATGGATTATAGGCACGGCAGGAACATCAGACAACAACAACATACCATTTACACAAATTATCACACAACTTTTACAAGGCTTTTTGTGTTGTGGTATTGCTTACATACTTAATTTTATTAAATTAGTTATTAAATAATTAAATTACTTTACACTAAAAAATCAAATTAAAAGGAGAATAAAAAAATGATGGTATTTAATATTAAAGCGGTTAGAGGTTTAGCACAAAAGGAAACAAGAAAAGCACAAAAGAGCTATAAAAAGGAAGTCAAAAGCATTATCAGAACATTAAAAGCAGATGTTAAAAAATCAGCTAAAAAGGGCGTTACATCCTTTATGACTAAAATTAGATGGATTGAGGAATACAACGAAGTAAAAAACTATTTCATTGCAAAGGGTTTTAGAGTATGGGAAACAAAAGAAGATAATTTTTATAATGTGCATGGGGATAGATTTTTACATATTGCTTGGTAATTGAATAATGATTTTATAGTAAATTTTGGAGGTTGTCAAAATGCACATTTCAGAACTTGAAAACAAGCATATAAAAATAGGTAAAACATCAATTACAGTTGTAAACACGGAAAACAACAAAACATGCGGAGTTGTGCGGAATATCTGCAAATTTAAGGATTTGCAGCCAAATAAACAAATAGAACATTTTAAATCTTTGAGAAGTGCTGGACTTTGGGGTAGTGGTATTGCTGATATTATAGATGCGGTTATTATTGCAGAAAATCGCCTTTATTATCTGCACAACTTAAAACCAATAGAAACATACAACAAACTTTTTAAAGGTGTTGACGGTTGGGAATCAGATCAAAAAAGAGCAGAGGAACGGCAGACAATAGCGGAAAATATGAGACAGTTTGCAACGGTTATTAACTGCTATATTGATTAATTTTTAAATTGCTTGACAGTAGGAGCACGGACACGATGAAAACACATGACAATAAAAGACTATTGAACACGGCACAAATAACAAGTATTTATATATCAGAGCCGGAACACGAACAGAAGAATTTTATCATATATGCAAGTATTAATTTATGCGGTAATTTTGCACTTGCAGAGGCAGAAACGGAAACAGAAGCACAAGACAAATTACATTACATTTATAATCAAGTAAACGGAAAATAAAGCGGTTTTTGAAAAATATTAATTTGAACCTTGACAATTAAATACATAAATCACTCATACAGACTTGAATTTTCAAGATTAATTTGGTATAATAACATATGAAAGGAGGGTTTTGTTATGAAATTAAAAGATATTAGTGGATATATGGTTGTAGATTGCGATATATTGGTTGAAGATGCAACAAATGAAGAATATAGTTATGTTGACGATTTTTCTTTAGAGGATAAAAAAAAGATGAGTAGATATAAAGAGGCAACACTTACGGCTATAGCCCCGGGCAATAATGGGCATGTGTTAATTACTGTTTGCATCAATAGCGGAGTTTTTACAGAAAATTGATTGATATTAAAAAACATTTACAGAGTGATTTATGTGTTTAATACATAGGTCACTCTATTTTTATGGAAAAAACACTTTGAAAGCAAGATTTTAAAGCGGAGGGATGTTTTAATATGTCAACAGTAATAAGGCAACACAAGGAAAATAATTATTATGTGACTATGGAAGTTAAAAATGTATGGGGAAATGACATTTATATTGTAGAGGTTTGTCCCTGTTATGACAATAATATGTGCGGTTATCCTCTTCAAAAAATGACATATTCAATCAATGATAAAAAGAAAGCAGAAGCGACTTTCAGACGATATGTAAAGAAGTATTGCAAAGGAGAATAAAACAGATGGAAAATATCATAAAAAGCATGATTGAAAAAGCTATATATTACAAGGAAAATTTAAGCCTTTATGACGAATCAAGAGAGTTATTGCAGTTTGCAGCACAACTTATTGAACAGATGGCACTAACTATAAATTGTCCGTCAAATTGGCGAAGTATTGGAGCAGAACTTGCAGAGGAATACAAAGACAATACATGGATTTTTGACGAGCTTGAATTATGGAATTATGAGGAGTGATTGTTAATGAGCATTTTACAAGAATATGAACAGATAAGAAAACAACTTGGAGAAGAAAAGTTTTCACATATCGAAGCATTTTTAGAAGCACATCCACACTATTTTTTAAGTGATGTATATTACAGAGAATCTGTATGGAAAGAGTTTGAAGAATGGGAGAGTAAAAACAGATGATCAAATTAAAATCAGATGGTTATGTGTTTATTAGTGATTTAGGGATTGAATATGAACTTTTAGAGGGTGTATCAATAGGAGCAGATAAACAATATACAAGTGATATTGTCTTTATAATACTTATGGATGCTAACTATAATGTAGATACAAATTTTGTTGACTATGTTTACGGAGCAACACTTTGGAAAGATGAAAGCAATAAAAACTACATAGAGGATTGTGTAGAAACGATTAGAGCGAGTGTCAAAAAATATGAGGAAAGAAACAATATTACAGAGAGAATTGTTGAAGATGAAATTTTAGAGGAGACTTGTCCGCATTGCGACCATATAAACGAATACAAGTTATCAGAAGCAAAGGACTATAAGGACGGAAAAAAGATTGTGGTTTGTCAAAGTTGCGGAAGTGTTATTCTTGCATGCAGTTTATGTGATGGTAACGGATGCGGAAAATGTTCTTTATAATAAGGGGTTTTAGATATGAAGAAATTACTTTACAAAGGTATTGAATTTGATGATTTTCAGCTATACAACGGAGAAACAAACGATTATGGAGATTATAACTCAAAATCTCTTGACGGATTTGATAGTGCGAATGTATATGTTTGTCCGCACTGCATCAAGAAATATGGGTTATATGCAGAGTGTGGAGTTTTCAAAGAGGAAACCGAAAAGGAAATTGCAGAAACGGAATACAACGGAATAACTTTTGGAAATCATCATCAGGATTTAACTTGTGGTGTCAAAGGATGCTATAATAAAAATTCTTATGATTGTATGTTTAACACAGAGGGATGTCAGCTTATGGAAAATGAAACAGAGGAAAAGACAACAAGACAGTATGCAGTTAAGATAACAGAAACATTGGAAAAAGTTGTTTATATTGAAGCTGATAGCCGGATTGAAGCAGAAGCAGTAGCAGAGGAAAATTGGAATAATTCAGAATACATTTTAGATGCGGAAAATTTTGTTTGTGCAAGGTTTGAAGCAACGGAAAGCGAGGAATAAAGCAATGTTGTATTGTGTTGATATAAGGGAAAAGAAAAGCGGAAGAACAGTAAAAACTGTTTTGGAAACAGAAGATCACGATAAGGCATGGGCGGTGGTTAGTGAATATAACAAGGAATACGGAGAGGGTGGAAAATACCTTTCAGAATTTCCAAAAGCGGATTATTTTATTGATGTATTCAATGACGAGACACGATGAAACAAGGATTTTAAAAGGGGAGTTTGCTATGACGGTTTATGTATTAAGTGTAGATGGAGAAATCATAGGCATTTATGATGAATATACAAAGGCTTATGATATTGGATGCAATAAGTATGACGGAAATTTTGACATAGAAGAATTTGATGTAGAGTAGGAGGTTTTGAAAATGGCAAAACACACAATGACGGTGGAAAATTACTTTCAGAATGTTATTAAAAAGTCGTGGACTTGGCAGAAGCTAACGGAAGAAGAACAGAAGCGTTTTATTGATATGAATGTTTTTGACAGGATCAAAGGCAATGATAAAACAAGAGTGGAGTGGTTAAACACTATTTATCAGAGTTTTCTTTCCGCGTTGGGTTATAAGCCTATTGGATGGAGAGAAGAAGCGGAAATACAGTTTTAAACAAATTGCTTTACACGGAGGGATTTAATATGACTTGTAATTACTTTGAATATAGAGACTTGACGGAAAAATTATTCTTTGGTGTAGCCTTAACACAAGATCATTTAAACAGAGCAACAGAGGAAATAAGACGATATATAGTTGATGGCGGTGCCGGAGATGTGATGTTGTCTTTGGGTATTGGAATAAAGGTTATCACAAAAGAAGCGGTATTATTGCCGAAGGAAATTGTCAAAAGATGCTTTGTCTACATCGCTGGAGAAAACAAGGGCAGAGAGCTTGACAGACACGAAATTATGAATATAGGA